TTACCTAATAATATTATAAAATCTATTACATCACCTGTTGCTAAATTACTAGCAAAAGTTATTGTTGCACCTGAGATAGTAAAAGAACTACCTGGTTTTTGTAGGATACCATTTAAACTAACCAGCATGTGATTAGCGTTTTCTGGCTCCACATTAGCAGAGGATACTTGCATAGTATATGCTGCTTGCCCGTTTACTACGGTTATAGCATCACAAACTTGAAAGTTTCCAACTACTGGTTGTTTTCCTATATATGCCATTTATTCTCCTTAATTAATTTTATTTTGCGTTACAAGGAACGCCTTCCGAATTTACGAATGGTGCTTCAGCAAAAGCCATGTAAATATAGGTATCGGAAGAACCATTTGAAGCATCACCTGAATAATAATGTTTAAATCCATTAGAAAGAAAATCGCAATCTACTCCTAATGTTCCTTCAGCATTATTGGCACTTGCTATTAAATATCTATTGTTTTCATTAGCACCGCCTGATGAACTTCTTTTATTGTCCCACATATACCAACCCTCTCCAGCCGCACTACTTTGTTTTACTAATAACCAAGCTGGTTTAAAACCTAAATAAACAAATATTCCGTCGGTCGCACTTCCATTGCCAGTGTATGAGCCAAATTTTGAGTAGCCTTGTTTTTCTGTCCATAAATATCCAATTATACTATTTCCATCTCCATTTGTGTATGCACCACCACCAACTGTAAATACACTTGAAGTTGGATCTGTATTATTCCAAGGTGAAATAGTTGTGCCTATTGCATCTGTATTACTTAAATAAAAAGTTTTTGTTCCACCACCAAATTTATGATAAGTGGACCAATCTCCAGTAGCACTACGATTTTTTGTAATCATAAAATGAGGAACTGCTGATAAGGAATGAGAAATATTTTGTGACGATCCATTTCCAGTCCATGAAACTATATCAAACCCAGCATCAGCACTCTCTTTCCAGCACCAACCAACATATTTTTCTCCATTTAAACAAGAATTATTTGCTCTACTTGAACTATCATTACCACTAACTGCTGTCCAACCATCACTATCTAAAGATTTAATATGACCATTAGTATTAGTTGTGGTTTCTGCTGCAGTTGCAGAAGATGATAAATGTTTCATTTCAGTTGGCGAACCACCTTGTCCCCTTACACTATCAACTATATAATGTGGTCTTGCACCTGTAACTCCTTTATGCCATAAAAGATCAGGTTCAAACCCAACTCCTGTTACTGCTTGGTCATGGTAAGTACCATCGCCATCAACTACATCGCCTGTAAATACGACTGTATTAAAATATAATTCTGGATTGTCTATTGTTGTATAAGCTGCCATTTATCCTCCATCACTTCCTAAATTTTTTGTGCATAACGCAAGGTACCCACTTGGTACTGCGTATTCAAAATTTCCATAACCATTAGCATCTGCATTACCTGATGAGATACTAAATACTGGACAACCACCAAAATTACATTCTGCTACTTGATTATCTCCTCTACTTTCAATCCAAGGCAACCAAAAATAATTGGTAGATATACTTGAGAAAGTTTCATTTGAACCTGAAGCTGGATTTCCTGTACTACCAGCTTGATTTTCATAAGTTCCATTAATTCCTATATATAATTTTCCATTATCCATATCTAAAGCTACATTAATAATATCATTGACAGCTGGATTTGTGAAACCTGAAGTTTCTGCTGTTGTTCCATTTTCTCTTTTATAAGCATTAGTAGCAGACGCATTTTGAATTGCATATACTCCTGTTGATCCACTTAAATCACTTCCCATTTTTAATTCATCAAAACATATTCCAACAACTACAGGAGTTGATCCTCCTGTACATTTAACTTCCCAATACCATTTTCCAGAACTTACACCTATAGTTCCTCTAGCATTATCATCAGTTCTTGAACCACCACCATCATCTGAGGCTTGAGTTACTTTACAATTACCTTCTGCAAAAGTCATTTCATCTTTTGATAAAGGATTTAAAGTACAAAAATTATTAGTCGGTGTATCTGTAGCTTGATCTGCTGCGGCTAGATTAACTTCTGTTAAATCTGTTCCACCATTGGCATCGTTGCCAAGATTTGCTGAATCTTCATAGTCACAATAGAATCCATTCGTACCAAATGTTAATCCTGATACATCTATTGGCTTCCAGATTGTAGGTGTGTCATCATCAAATTCTCCGAATGATGTTGCAGCTAGTTGACTACCATCAACAAGACAAACCTCTGCCATGTAACCATCAAAATATGTAGTACCACTATCATATTTACCAATATTCATTTGTGTTGTATCATTTAATACACCATCTGTATTTAGTGCTGGATAATTATCAGTTGCAAAGGAAGTTTCTCTTGTTCCATTAATCCAAATTTTAAATCGGTCGCCTTCTGTGCTTTCAGTTGTGTCAACTGCAAATATGATATTTATCCATGCAGATACATCTCTAAATACTCTGTTTGTACTTAATTTATAATTATTTCCAGATGCTTTTATTTGACATTCTAATACGTCATCGCTATTGAACCACACATTAACTGTGTTATTAGCATCTACATACGAACTAAGTAAGTAGTTATCTACACCATTTGTACATTTTTTTACCCAAGCACTAAATGTCCAAGTTCGTAAATTTCCAGCACTTCCGGGTGTCTTGTGCATATAAGCACCATCATCATTATTAAACATACATGAGTTGGCTACTTCATAACCACCACCTATTGCTGAAGCTACATTTCCTGATGGAATTGTTGGTAAAGGCATTTTAAATCTCCAATGTTGGAAATTCGCCTAATGGTCTTTCCATGACAGGATTTTCTTCTGTGCCTGTATTAACATATTCGTAAAGAGTTGCTAAAGCATCTACATCACTTGCATTGTCAATGGCAGTTTCCATTTCGTTTGATTTTGTTCTTACATTTGCTCTATAAGTTTTTATATTTGCTGGAATAGTATAAGTATCATCATCTAATGCTTTATGATTATGCCAATCAGTAGGCTCTAATAAACCACTAGCTTGATTTTTTATAATATCTTTTTTTTGAGATTTTAAACCTTTTGTAACAACTTGGTTTCCTTTTTCATCAAGCATAGGAGAACCATCTTCATTTGTTTCATTTCTATCTTCTAATAATTTTGGTGTTGCACTTCCATAAGAAGCTGTAACTACTCCATCTGCATAATTAAAAGATTGATTTGTATTATTGTAATATGTTTCATCTTTCTTGTTAGAATTATCAAAGACTACTTCATAGATTCCAATCGCTTCTCTTTCTTCGTTAGTCCATCTAAAAGAAAATATATTTCTTGAATGACGAACATCATTAATAACCATAGCTTTTGGATTATTAATTATTTTTATTATTGCGTTATCTTCTACTAATGCCCACATATTTTAACTTTCTGGTATGTTTAAAGTTCTACCAACCTCTTGCCAAATAGAACCATTGTATTTGAACACAAAAATGTCTGTCTTCGCGTCTGTATCTGTTGTCGTAGGTGCAGTATCAGCCGAAAAATGGTATATTGCATTCCACGAAAAAGTATGACTTCCATTAAAATTAACTTCTATACAAATAAAAGCACCTTCAACTGCATTACTTGGTGCAGATAAAGTCGTATTTTCTGATGTCTGATGATATGCGTTAGGTGCAGCTTGGGCATCCCACGCAACTGCGTTCGATGATGAAGTTAATGCTTGTTGTGGAATATAAGCTAAATCATTAAATTTAATTGCTCCTGTTCCATTTGTAGTAATATCTATATTGCCATTTGCTCCATCAGTTATTGTAATGTTTCCTGAGTTTGTTCCTTTGTTTGTATCTAAAACTAAATCGTATGTTCCACTTGTTGTTAAATAAGCAGAAGCACCAGCAGAACCTATAACTGTTTTTCCTGAACCTTTTGGTTTTATATGAAGATCAACATTAGTTTCTCCACTTGCTCCTAGAATTGGGCCATTACCTGTTGCTCCATTTGTAATTTCTAATTCATTAACTGCTGATCCTGTTGTTTGAAATATAATTTGTTCGTTGCCATTTTCATCGGCAATATAGTGTGCATCGTCTATTAAAATGTTATGAGAGTTGGTATCTAAATTTCCACCGAGTTGAGGTGTAGAATCTCCACTTAATTCTGTTGTAACTGATGAGTCTATAAAATCTACTGTGTTTGCTGAAGTATTAACATTGCATAAAGTAATGGAATCTGAACCATCATAATATTTTAAAGTATGTGTTCCAGCAGAACTAGAATCTACCCATATACTTCCAGCAGCTAAACTTGATGGTGCTGAAGTGGCTAAATTGTGCGTATTTATTGCACCAAGTATATTATTAAGTTCAGTACGAAACGCACTAAACCCTTGATTTGCTAAACTATAATCTGAAACTGAACTCATATTTTTTTACCTATACTACCCTTTTTACATTATTACAATTAAGATTTCAAACCATATCCTTTCGCAACATAGTCAAAAGTTCTATCCTGTGCTGCTGCTGAACTGTTATAAAAAGTTATTGTAAATCCTGTTTTTGTTTTACTTGAAATTGTATAATAGTCGCCTGTCGCCATATTTTGTGCTGCAATACCTACTGCTGGAGAAGCATAAAAAGCATTTGTATAAGTTATTGCTTTTGCTCCAGCACCACTCTCAACATCTTCTTCACTTTCTAATCTTTTTTCTAATACTAATTTTATTTGCATTTTAGTAACTTCAGGTCTAGCTTTATTATCTCCACTTTGTAATTTCAACCTAAATTTAAAATATCTTCCTTTAATAGTAGATTGTTGAGATATGTCTTGATAAGTAGAAATTGCACCTAGAGAACTTGTACTTGCTCCAACTTGTAAAAAAGCATCACATTGAGAACCAGAACTTCCATCAAAAGGCCCTGTGGCATTATCAAATAAACTAGCACCTCTACCACTATCAAATAAATCGTATAAGTCATTTGCTATCATACTAACTGTTGCTTGAAAAGTTGCATCGTAAGTTGCATCTAAAGAAATTGTATTACTTCCTATATATAATCCTGATGATTCTATATTAGCTTGATAGTAAGTTGGATTAGAAGTTGCGTCAGTTCCACCTAAATCAAAGTCTCCAGCCGCAGAATCAAAATTTCCAACAGTTGAATCAAATAAAGTTATAGTATCTAATGTTGCTACTTGAACATTATCAGAGTTTGTTCCTTTAACGCAATCTCCATCAAAAGTACCATTCCAACTTTGACCTGTAACTGCACTAGCAGATTCTTCATTGATAGTAGTTATTGGAGTAGAGAAATGCTCTAATCCTGAAATATTAGAATAGACAATAGTTTCATTGTCAGATTCGTTTCCAAGTTTATCAACAGCTTTGATGAGGAAAGCACCTGTTTTTGCGTTAATGGTAACACTATTAGATTTTCTTCTAACAACTTGGGTTAAGTTTGTTGACCCAGCCCAACTAGCATTACTCGTTACATCTTGATACCTAATTGCATAATAAGATACATCTAAATCTGAAACAGGAGTCCATTGTAATTGCATTTGATTTGAACCAACCATTGATACAGATAAAGCTGAAACATCTGCTGGAGTATCTGTTGCTCCTATAACTGTATGCGTTGCTGATGTATAAGAAGATGAAACTCCTAAAGCATTTATAGCTTTAACTCTTACATTATAAATTTTACCATCAACAGCATTTAATAATTCATAATTTAAAGTTGCACCTTTCGCTATTACTTTATAATCTGATTCTGTGCTTTGTTTTGCTTCAACTTGATAATATTGAACAAATTTATCTGTACTAGCACCCACAACTATATTTAATCTTGTTAAAACAACTCCATCTGAATATTCAACCAATTCATCTGATAAAGTTACTGAAGCTGGAGCAGTAACCGAATAAGGATTTGGAAGTGTTGTACTTGGTGTTGCTGTTACTTGGGTCTTTGTTGCCCAAGTGTAGTGTGCATCTTGATGAATAACTAAATTTAAAGTGATAGTATAATCTTCATTAAAAGTTATTCCTAAAACTCTATGTGGTTTGGCAGAATAACCTAAAGACGATAATGTTACATTAACAATATCTCCTATTGCCAAATCATAAGCATCAAAAGCAACATTAAGGGTTAATCCTTTTGAATCTCTTGATCTTCTACAAATAACCTCTGCTACCTCTAAGGCCTGATATGGAGAAGTCAATGTTGGAAAATCAAATCTACCCTCTAAAAGAAAACCACCATCAGCAGTTTTCATTGTTGCGTGTTGGTCTGCTGAAGTATAACCACTATCATCTATTTCTGGCCACTGCACTTCATCAACTTGATAATTTCTTGCTGGATTAACATAATTTACAATTACACGATTATAACGATTTGCTTTGCTTTCACTTGATAAAGCATAACCACCTATAATATCATCTTCAGTTAAAGTAATTGAAGCCGAGCCTGTTGTTTCTACTAATAATTTATATTTTCCTTGTGTATATGGTAAATAACCACGACTACCTTTTACTAATTCTTTAACATTATCAATTACATTTTTTGAAGTATCTATTACTGTATTGCAATCTAAAACATCTATTGTAGTAGAACCATAAGCAGTAACATCTGTATCACAAACTCCTGAAGCTGTATAAAAACTTGGTATATCAATATTTGCTATTGCGATTCCTTTTCCATATCTTTCATTTGTTAAATAATCTAATAAACACCAAGCTGGATTATCTGAATGTGCGGCAGTTTGTGCAACTGAACTAGAATTATAAGCAACAACTTTTTTTCCTTTTATTAAAGCATGGATTTGTGGAAGTCCACCAAAGCAATCTTGATTCCATTTGAATTTAAAAGATATATAAGCAACTCCTCTTAATCTATGATTAGATGTCCAAGAGTCTAAAGTTCCTAATAAAGAACATTGACTTTGTGAATCTGTTCCATAATGACATCTTACTTCTATTGTTGATGCGGCACTTGAACCCTCAACTGTTGGGTCTGCTTTATAAAAATTTCCATCACTAGAAGCTACTGTTCTTGAAGTGTCATCTGATAAAGTGCCAGACCAAGTAACTTCTTTATCATCAATCCATATTTTATCTACACTTTCTATTTCTCCCTCACATAAAACTAACCCTATGTATAAATATTCATTTGTAGCACCTGAAGTTTCTACAAACACACGAGTTCCACCAACTTTTCTAGTTCCATAAACAACAGGAATACAAGCATCATTAGATTGTTTATTTAAAAGAACTCCTTTTTCGTAATTATTAAATTCATTATCTCCAAAATCTGGTATGTCAGGTTTTCTTGAAAACAACCAACCAATAGCAAAAACACCTAAAGCAACCCAAGGGTTAAATCCACCTGTTAAAATTCCTGTAACAATTCCAACAGCTTTTTTACCTTTATCTATTACTTTATCTACTGCGTCTCCCATAACCATCTACCTTTTGTTTGTGCTTTTGATATTTTTTTCATTATAAAATTTTCGTCCATTCTTAACCAGCTTATTTCTTTATTTACTCCAATTATTTTAGTTGCTTCATTTTTGCACCATTTAGCAATTTCTTTTAAATTATTTTTTGCTATACAATTTACAGGTAATAAAATATCTCCACAATTCCATTTTTTAACTTTTCCTGTTTTAAAATAATGTTCTTTAATTTTTTCATTAACCCATGCCCAATTAACAAAACCAAATACCTTTCCATCTTCATCTTTAAATACTTTAAATTGATTATGAAAATAAGATGGTTGTATATGTAGCCATAATTCTTCATAAGTGAATTGTTTATACTTATCAAAAGTTTGTAGAAATAATATAATTTCGTGCATTATTCTCTACCCCATTTTATATCTCTTGTATTCTCACTTGAAAAATCCATACCTACATCTGAACTAAAGAATCTTTGTTGTGATGTATTATTAGTTCTTCTTCCAGATTTTTTTTCAAAGTCTGCCCAATGAGATACAACACTTAAATTTAAAGTAGATGTAGTTTCTGATTCACTTATAGAATATGCTTCTATATTTCCTTTATATAATAAAAATGGGTCAGCTATAATTGCATTACTTGTGTCTAAAAAACCTCTGTAAATTGTAACTGAATCATTAACTATATTTTCTGCTAATACTAATGATATATATGTTTGATTTGCTCCTGATAAAGCTAAAGTTAAGCTAGATTTCGTAACAGTTGATTCTTCTGTAATACTTGGTAAAGAAACTAAAAAACTGCTAGATGAATAAGTAACACTTGAACCTGATATTGAAGAAGTCAAATCATGGACATTATCAGTAATATTTTGAGGTGTAGCAAAACCTATTGTAATTAAATGGACAGGTCTTATCTCATTTGTCGCTAGATGGTTTTTTACTGCTGTCGTTAAGCTTCTCGTCATATTTCTCGTATGTTGTTCTGTTTATTTTTATACTATCTAATATTTTATATTTAGCTTCCTTTGTTGGTTCATTATACTTTCCTAAATCGTTTGTTTCCATGTTAATATTTTCACTATCAATTACTTCTTCAGCAAGTACATCAACATTCATCCAATACTTAACCAGATATTGAGCCATGCACTATTTTTTCTTTTTCTTTTTACCTTTTTTCTTCTTCTTTTTAACTATCTTTTTTTTCTTCTTTTTTTTCATTGTTTGTCCTTTTTGTTATAAAGTTTCTTCAACATCTAACTCATATTTGTATAATAAATTTCCATCTTTATCACTACCTATTGCTCCAAATTCTTGTGCATCATTTGTTAAATGAACAGTAAAAGGAACATTATCATAAGTAACTGCTGAATCATTTGCTATATCTGCGACCAAAGGTGGCTCGATAGTTACTGTTGCCGCATTACTAGATGAAGTAACATCAGCAACCACCATATAAACTTTATCATGACTAGCGAACTTAATAAAATCTCCCATCTTAAATCTTCCAGCACCATCTCCACCAAAACCATCCATAGCAATAGTAGTATCTCCAGCAGATTGATTGCCATTTACTAAAACACTTCCTGTTTCACTTCCTCTTGCATCTTCTATTTCTGGTGGGATAATAGTAAAATTTTCTTTTCCACTTCTTTGTTTAATTATAAAAGCCATTAATTCTCCATAAACATCTGACCTTTTTGCAGTTATTATATCAATAGTAAATGCCCATCTTTGAGAGTTAATAGTTCTTGATAATTTTTTTCCACTAATTGATTTAGATATTATAGTTGGTTGAATTGATCTTATGCCAAAGGTTTTAAATTTTGCAGTTGATATTGGAAATGCACCACTCATTATATTAATTCTCTCCTACCTTTTTCATTTACAGCATTATTAATTATAGCAGTTATTGTTCCTCTATTTTGATATAATGCTTCATCAAATCCTCTTGAATCTATTGTATTAATATTAAAATTAACAACAACACTTTCCCCACCTGTTCCTCTAGCATTTTGAGTAATTTGTCCTGTTGAATTTGGAACAAAGACTTCTGCACCTCTTTCTCCAACTACAACAGGTTTTCCTTTTGATACTGCTCCACCTTTAGCCATTCCTGTTAAACCAAATAAAGCCATAGGATTACCAGACATTAACATCATTGACATTTGTAATCTATGTTGTTTTTTCATCTCATCTGTTTTCTTTTGTTCTAAAATTAATTCTATTTGTTTTCTTAAAATTAATTCAATAGTAAAGGAAAGCATTTTAACCATGATTGACTCAACTAAATTTCTAAAAGTTTCTTCTAAATTTTTTCCTAATATCACTGCTTCAGCTAAAGCATCTGAAAATTTTTTTATTCCTTGATTTAAACCTTTTCCAATAGTTTGACCTATTGATGTCATTTTAGCCATCATATCTGCTACTGCTCCACTATTACCCTCTCTTATAGTTGAAAAAACAGATTCCCAATTCCTTTGAATAGCTTCTGTTATAGTTTCAACTCTTTTAGGAAAAATAGTTATTGCATCATCTTGTTTGGGAACTTTAGCACTAATATCTTGTCCTGTTAATCCCATTATCTTTTTAATTTTTTTAATTATTAAATCTAATTGTGATACGAAAGCCGCAAGACCAAGTATAAATAAATTTTTCTTTGTTGCCGCATTAAAAGATAACATAGCTGTTCGTGACGCATAAATAGCTGTTGCTAAATTATAAAAGAATTTAATTAATTTTAATGCTATTAAAAATTTCAATGTTGCTACAATTAATTTAATATTATCTGCAAATGCTTTCATAGCAATCGAAGCACCTCTTATTGCACTTGATAATAAAGTTCCTACTGATCTTCCAAAGTTTTTAATTTTTTCTTCATTGGATTCAATGGCTACTCTTAAATCTCCAAATTGTTTTTTTAATTCTCCAAAAAATCCCTCTGCTACATAAACTTGAAATCTAAATAGACCATCTTTTAAGTTTGATATTGTTCCAAATAAAGTTTTTGCTAAATCTCCCATAAGAGAACCAAATTCTCCACCTGTACCAAAAGCATTTTTTAATCCTTTTATAGATTCTTTAGCATTATAAGTTGCTCCAGCTTTAAAACCAGCCATAGCAGATACACCACGATCTCTAAATAAATCTGCCGCACCAATACTTGAACCAAATGCTCTTTGAATTTGCATAGATGCTAAAGCAAAATCTCCACCTAATAAGGTTGCAGTGTTTCCTGTTATAACCATTAATTCATGAAAAGATATACCAGCCGCCGCCGCTTGTTTTCTAACTGTTGCTAATGATGTTACGCCTTGTTGAATATTTCTTAGTTCGAATGGAGTTGTTTTTGCAAAGTCTAATATATCTTTTAAAGCTTTTTTTCCAGCATTAGCATCTCCCATTAAACTCTTTAATTGAACACCTAACATTTCAACTTGAATACCAGCATTTACAATTCCTCTAATTGCTAATCCAGCACCTAGTCCAATAAAGGCATTTCTTAAATTAAAGACAGATTGTCTTACTCTGGCAAGACTTCCTTGAAGATTATTCAAGGCTTGTTTCGATTTATCTCGTGCTACTATGTCTATATTAAGTTTTTGTGTTGCCATTATCTTTATTTTCTATGTTGAGCTATTCTCTCTTGACTTTTATACTCATCTTGCTCTTTTTTCAAGTAAGCTAACCAAAGATTATAATGGCTTACAGGCATATCTAAAACTTGTTGGTATGTAATATGGAGTCTGTCGGCAACTGCTAATTGCGACCTGATGTCTGGGTCGCTACCTACTTTTTTTCGGCGTCCTCAACATTGGTATCGGCAAGTATTTTATTTGCGATTAAAGCAATAACATTGGAGTCTGCTTTTTTCTTTAAAGCAATTTTATCAAATGGATCAAAGGCGTTTATTAGTTCGCCTTTCTCATTTTTAACTTTTACTTTCATTATAAGTAAATCTACAAGAACACTTAAGTCTTGGAAGTTATTTGATTTCTTAAAAATAATATTTTTTTCTTCAAGAGTTAATGGCTCTGAATAAAATATAGACGGATTTCCTTGCTCATCTTTCCACTCCTCAACCTCAATAGTAATAGTTTTAAGAGTCTCAAAATGAGTTTTTACTCTATCTATAACTGACATAAATTAGTATTAAGCAGTTCCTCTTGTTAATGTTCCTGTTCCTTGAAAAGTAACTGATCTAGTTGTTATTCCATCTAAAGAAACATTGACATTCATTCCTGTAACAATGCCTGTACCTGTAAAAGTCTCATCTCCTGAAGAATTACCCTCTGGAGCTAATATAAAAGATATAGAAGTTCCAGCAGTTAATGTCTGTTGTGGAGAATCAGTTTCATCATAACTCATTTCTAAAGTTCCTGAAAATGATGTTCTTCCAGCTACAAATGATTTTGCCGCATCTGATAATTGAGTATCTTCTACAACATCAGCAGTAGTTTCAAGTGTATAAGCTGTTAGTTCGCCAATACCTGTTCCACCAGCAGTTACGACTCCTTCTTTTCCAAAGTGTGTTGCCATTTTTTATTTTCCTTTTTACTTGTTTGTTTTTCTTGTTTTTCTTGTTTCCAACCTAAATCTAAAAAATTATCAAGTTGAGTTTCGTTAATAGTAACCTCGTTTCCATCCTTATATAATTTAATGTCTTTAGCCATAAATCCTTTTATTACTTTTCTTCTGTATCGTCAATATCATCTTCATCTAATTCTTCATCTTCTATTTCAGTTTCATCAAAATCTTCTTCATCTTCATCCAATGATTTTTCTTCTCTTAATTCTTCCAATAAGTCTTTTACTTCTTCACAAAGCATAGACTCTTTATCGTGTAAATGTTCAATTTTATCTATTTTTTTTTGTATTTTATCTATAAGTTTATCTGCCATTTATTTCTCCTATGGAGTTCCTGATTGATATTCATACATACATCTTACAACCATTCTAATTCCACCAACAGGGAATAATGTACCCTCGTCAGTTTCCACTTGTATAACTTCTGTATCAAGTGCGTTACTGCTTCTTGTAATATCAGATTCTAAAGCAGTTTCAATAGCAGTAATTAAAGCATTTCTTAATGTATCTATATTGGTATCAGAACCTTTTACAAATCCTAATATAACAAAATCAATAGTTCCATGCCTTGTTTTAGCACCACTTCCTAATTCAGAATCATCTCTATTTTCTTCTGAAGTTTGTACTATTACTGCTGGATATTGTTGTTGTGATAATTCTTCTAATTCAAAAGGTTGTCTAGTACATAATTTGACATCAGGAGAACTGATGGCATCTATTACTGTTTTTATATTACTCGCTATGTTTTCTCTTACACTCATATTCTCATCGCATTAAGTTGTCTTATCATAAATTTATTAAATCCCTTTTGTATAATAGATTCTGTTCTTTGATTAAAGCCAAAAAATTCTCTTTTTGGTTCATTTAATACTTGGTTAAAAAATGCTTTATCTATATTTGATTTTCTAGTAAATGCTAATGTAGCTTTATTTCTCCCTGTTTTTTTAATTATACTTGGAGTTAAAGCACCCATCATTTCCCCTGAATACCAAAGATCAACTACTGTGGGTTTTCCCTCTTTTTGTAATTGTTTTAAATATCCCTCAGAGTAAGGTGCAAAAGGAACTCCTTTATAATCAATTCCTTTTTTTGTTTTAGTTCTAATAATATCTAATAAATGAAATCCAGCTTGTTGGATTCCTTTATCAATTAGTCTTGGGAGTTTTTTCTCCAATCTTTTATATTTTTTTTGGAGTTCTTTAGAATTTGTTTTTATATTTGCTTTAAGCATTACCTATTTAATCTTCGTAAGCCATGCAAAGGTTCTCTTTCACTTGTAGAGATTGTTCCACCAGCATCGCTATCGTATTCAACACCATCTTCTAAAATAGTTTGCATTTCTTTGTTGTATTGTGCAGTATAAAACTCAATCATTCTTTCAAATCTATCTTTATCAGCTTCAGGTCTAAATTTAGTTAATGCTGGTAAAAAAAATCTTGACATAAATAAATATGCACCAGCCCTTTTAAACTGATCTAAATTAACTTTTGTATTAACCATTTCTACTGTGTTTAAAACTGTAATATCTGTATAGACATTTGACTTATATACAGGCCACCATCTTGTTCTTAATTCTCTTAAAATATCATTTGTGGTTTGTGTAATAAAAAATGCTACTTCAGAAGTTCCTGATGCAATACCAAACTCATATATATCAGCTTGATAGTTAGATACATCCCCAGCATTTATTACATTAGCACCTGTAAAATTAGCCATATTAACCTACCAATACACAAATAATTACAACAGCAATAATAATTCCAGCAGTTACTTTAGGATTATCTTGTGCCATCTTCCAATATTTTTTTAATTGTTTCATTTCTTTTTCCTTGTTTTTTTTTTCTTAGGTTTAAATTGTACTACTTTATCAGTTACTTCTTTTAAAGTAGTTTTCTTGATTTCTTTTTTGACTTTATCAAGAGGTGTAAAACCTCTTTTAGTAAAATGATTTATATTAGCTTCGTATTGTACTTTTGATCTAGTAATGGTTTTTTTCCCATTTGTTAATTTTATATCCATAATATCTCCTTTTATATCCTATGGCGAGTTTCCTCGCCATAGAAAAGTAGTTATTAGTTGATTACTGATTCTCCAAGTATTTCTACACCATAAGAGTCATGTAATTCGCCAACACCATAAACTGCTGTTGCTACAATTTCATCTGCTCTTAAAGACGCATCTCTTTGAGTTTCAATTTTCAAGTCTTGCATCATAGCTAGACCTAAAGCATCTTTGTGGAAGATACCACCTTTACAGTTGTCTGTGTCAGAAGTTCCATCAACATTTGAAGTTTCAAACATTTGAACTCCAGCGATGTTTCCAACATATCCTGTTCTTAATGCTTCGTTAGTTAAGTCATTAGGATTAGGATTAACAAAAGTATTAGTTAAGTTTTTCTTCACATTGTACGCAACCTTTGGATTCAGTACACCAGCCAAAGGCATTGGTACTGCCGCTTGTCTTAAAGTTGCTACTGCTTCAAAGATTTTAGCCACAGTTACTTCTGCTCCAGCACTACCTACTACTGATGAAAAACCATCAAATAATGCTGTTAAGTCTGTGTCTATTTTTTTTGCAATCGCTTCCCCAAATAGTTTTCCAATGTCTGCCGCAACATTTCTAGGAGATGCGTTTCTTCCTAAATCTGTTAGCGTAGTCATTATACCATTTTCACTTGCTGAAATTGTTACAGAAGTGGGATTGATTGCTGTGTTAGATAGATCAGCTGCTTCCGATACTGCTGCTGCAGAAACTGCTGCATAGACAGGAACTTCAACTGACTTTCCACCACCGCTAATAGCATAGTTTTTTACAAGTGGTCTCATTACTGATCTTTCACTTGCTACGAACAATGCTTCAGCTACTATCTCTGTGTATAGTTCCGATAGTGTAGAACTTGTGCTTTCATTTGCCATTGTTATTTTTCCTTATTAT